TGAAAGATCAGTGAACATTCCATTGATTGAATCTATTGCATCTGCGAACTTTTGCTGGAAAAACAGTTTGAGATTGTTCCAGCCTATTTCGATCAGCAAAGCAGCGGACAATGCAGCGTGTTTCACATCATCCCAATTTCTCACCATAAGAACGGCAGCCATAGCAACAGCAGCTGCAATTGCTGCTGGACTCGCCATAAAAGCCATCGAAGCAGTATTGGCTCCCCAAATTGCTGTCGCAACTGCCGTAATACCAGCAATGATTGCTGGCCCAAAAGAAACAAGCATTGCAGCACCAATTCCAGTAATTGCTACAATCAGCAAATCCATATTGTCTGTCAGAAAACCGATGACACTAGACAAAGACTGAACTGCTGCCCTCATCACTGGCTCAAGCCGAGTTCCAAGCTCAATTCGGAATGCCTCCATAACGCTATTAAGCGCAGCTTGATCGCCAGCAAGATTGTTTACATTAGTTCCCGCTTGCTCATATGCAGTGGCGGTTCCAGTGAGAGCAATTTCCAAGTCAGCGGCGTTGTCTGCTTGTTCAATCAATGTGAGAGCAGCAATAGCAGCCTCTCTGCCGAACATTTCCGAGGCTTGTGTGACGTCCATGTTCTTTGCGGCAAGATTTTCCAAAGATGTAGCCAAACCAACAACAGACGGACGCAATCTTTGGTCTGTAGATTCTTCAAGTTTCAACAATACATTTCGAAGTCCTGTTCCAGCCTCTGCGCCTTTTATGCCGCCAGCGGCTAATAGCTGAATTCCTACATTAGCTTCTTCAAACGACAAGCCAGCAGAATTCGCAGCGGCACCAACATTCTTTAATGCTTCGGACGTTTGAGCAATTTCTGATGCGCCAAATTTTGCGCCAGCAGCCAAGACATTGATAAATCTTGCAGCTTCTTCTGCTCCTGCGCCAAATTGATTAAGAGATGTGCCGAGAGTATTTGCAGCTTCTGTTAGTTCTATTCCAGCAGCTTCAGATAAAGTCACAGCGGCTCTTGTGACGGCATTTAATGCTTCGCCAGATTCGAGCAGGTCTGGTTTTGCTGATGCAATTAACTTGAAAGCGGTTACAGCTTCAGAGGCAGACAGTGTTGTTGTCGCGCCAATGTCTTTTGCTTGCTCTGATAGATATTCAAGGTCTTCACCAGTTGCACCAGTGATAGCAGAAAGGTTAGCCAGTGATGCTGTGAATTCTGCTGTCGTTCGGATAACGCTGGTCATCAACGCACCAGCGCCAAGCGCAGCCAGTGCGCCAGTAACTAAGCCGATTTTGCCTTTTAATGCTGTAAAAGAATTGCCAGTCTTTTCGTTGCTCTGGCTTATTTTTTCTTCGGTTTCTTTACCTTTTCTGCCAAGAGCGCCAAGCTCATCATTCGCAGCTTTGAGTTGTCTGGTATCAACTGATATTACGATTTCGGCTAAATCTGTCATCGCTCTTTAACCACTATATTCCGCAGCGCGGATTTTAAGTTACCAGCAATTCGTTCCTTTTCTCGACCGCTAATAAACGGAGCCGGAACATTCTTGTCATCAAACTGCATAATGCTATTGGCATATATAGCTGACAATTTCCTGATTGTTTCTGCTTCCCACAAATTCAGTCTAATGCTTGTGGATCGCATAAAAGCGTCAAGCTCTTGCCATGTAATTGCATGAACGCCTGAACCGCTATTCATAGCAACGCCAATTCTACTCAGTAGCTCGATGATGTAGTTGAACGGCTCCACATCTGGAAGCCGATCAACTATTGAGTCATCATCTTCTAAAAAGCTCGCTCGTGAACTTTTCTGATCTTTTGCCCTGGAGTTTAACCATGCCCATTGCTGAGCATACAACTCCAGATCAGCCTCTATCCCAAAAAATAGTTAGCTCGATCAGCAGCCGCCTCGATTAACTGTTCAGCAATCCAGTTCCTTTTCTCGTAAAGCATCTGTGCGTTTTCTTTCGAGCATTTGAGCTGTTGTCCTTCAAACTCAATATTCTTTGTCCACTTCACAGTGCATTCCGAAAGTATCTCATACAGAGCAGATTCCAATGCAACATTCGGGACAGGCTTGTTCTTGTAACGGTTTGCATTCCGCGCATTGACCCGCTTGGCAACTGATTGCCATGTTGCGCTGTCTTTGCCAAGAACAGTTATCACCAAATTATCGCCATTATCATCTGTCAAATATTCACCAGTTGCTGGATGCTGCAAACGGATGTCGATTCCAACATCCGCCGCAGTTTGTAAATCGAGATTAGCTAAGTCCATGAGGTTTCCTTTTTAGATTATTAGGCCGCTACATTTACAGGAGCAGTCACAAGTTCCATCGTTACGCTGTCAGACTTGATGCTGTCAACATTGCCCGGATTAACTTGATAGCCCATAACTAACGCAGTGAAGTAATCATCTTCTCCGTCAGGATAGGTGATCTTTACGCTGATTTCAGTGTCGGACGTGTGAGCAGTTTTGAGTATGCCCTGTCCAGCATCTGCTGCATCGGCTGCAAAGTTTAATGTCATGCTGCCGTCATTGACGGAGCCTTTCTTTTTGACTACTCGCCTTTCGCCAAGCGGTGAGTGAGTAATCAGGTTGTACACTGAACCGAAAGCAGGAATTTCAGTCACTTCACCGACTGCACTCCAAGTCAATGCTTCGTATCCAGTTTGGTCGTAAGTTGCTGGCAAAGATGCACTTGCGTACAGTATAGTTCCAGCAGAGGTTTGAATTGCCATGTTGTAAACTCCTTCAGGTTATTTCATAACCGCTCGGATTTGTGCTGCGAGCAGTTTGTTGAATTCTTGCACGTTTTTGCGTATCCATCCGCTTCTGGCTTGAGATGACCATCCGTCAAATTCAAGCCGATAAATATAAGGCAGATTATTCGTCAAATATAGTTTTCCAGTATCAATCGACTTCTCTACAGATACGCTGACTTGCTTTGCTTTGTCTGTAGAGATTTGCCCTTTTGGTGATTTGTCTGTTTGTTTTACAGTCTTTGTGCTTGCGCTTCCAGTAGTGACAAACCAGTTTGCTTTTGCTCTACCTGTATCAACAGGAGTTCCGCCAATTATATTTGAACAAAGCTGAAACATTCCTGCTCTGCAAGCCTTTTCAAGCCTATCTCTGATCTCTGGCTCAATCTTTTTCCAATCTTGCTCAAAGCTCATACGAAAGCCCGCCAATAAATGCTGATCGGAACAAAGAACTGATTTTCGTTAATAAACGGAGTTTCAATTACCGATCTGGTTATTCTTACTTTGACGCTGTTGTAAGTGAACTCCGAACCACGCGGATAATGTACAGAGACAAGTCTTGCCTGTTCTTGCGCGTCAAATCTTCGATTGCCTGTCCAGTCTGAAATCGTGACCTGGTAAATTCCTTCGTAATTATCCGTGCTGGTATCTTCCAGGCCTACTTGCGTTTTTATATTTGGAAAAAAGTTTTCCCGCATGTACAGAGTTCCGTGGACAGGAGTGTATTCTGAATTCTCCCAAACAATAGGCGGAACTCCAGACGCTTGCATGGTTGCAAGTCTGGAAGATAACGCTGTATTGATGTCCTTCTCTGCTGCGCTCATACTCTTAGCTGCAAAATATACATGACGTTAGTTCCGGCTGGTTTGATTTGCCGAACATCCATCACTCTGTGAACTTTGCTATCTACTGTTGCTGTCCATCCCGGCTGCGGCGCGGAGCTTGTGTTGGACAGTAACAGTTTAATATCCGATGATCTTATTGAATTTCCATCAACCTCTGACTGGTCGTAATTTGAAGCCAGCCCATAACCGCTGATGCTGTTATTTGTTGCTACGGTAGTAACAACGCCAGTTGCCGGATCAATGACTTCTGACGATTCGTAATTCAGCGTGATTGCCTGTCCGTTCTCGCGGAGCAATCGTGTTGCTGTTGTTTGAAGTGCGCTGTAATTGACTGGCATTTGTTATGCCCTGATCACTGAAAAGCTATTGCCCATTGAACTGCTTGTAACCAGTTTTCGCAGTATGTTTCCAACGCTGCGAATAATCACAGAGCTTGCTGCATTGTCCATGTATTCAACTTCTAGCACATCAACCTTTTCGCGCTTAACGGCCCGATCCACATTCGACAAAGGATCGTTGCCTTGCATGATAGAAATCGCAATAGTGATTTGCGCGTCTTTTACCAGTTGAGGAATTTCGTCTGACTCTTCCAAATAGCCGTCAATCCACAAGTCAGAGCGCGGGAACTGCAACGGCTGAGTCTCGATATACTTGATGCCTTTGAACGGCTGCTGCTCAAAGTAATCCATCGCCTGAATCAACAGCTGCGACTCATCGCCGTAAGTATAGGAAATCAGAATATTGCGGTCAGTGCAGAACTGCGTAAATTCAGCCACAGTGACGTAGCTGTTAGCACCAGCAACAACAGTTCCATTCTCAACAGTAATAGTCGCCATGATTCACTCCGATCAGATGAAGAAAAGCGGGCAGCAAACGCCACCCGCCTTCCATCAGTTTTTAGCCAAGCAGAACAGCCATATGCTCAGGCTTGATGGCAGATACGCCCCAAGCCAGTGCCACTTCAAAGTGAACCTGTCTGTACTCTTTGTACATCGACACTTCGAAGCTAATGCCTGATCGCGGATCGGTCATGATCATCACATCTTCTGCCAGATCGCCTTCGATGGGACGGGCAGGAGCGCGAGTGACCAGAACGATGGCTGATCGGTTGAAAGCCATGTTGGCAGTGTAATCGCCGCCGACAGTGATGGCTGAGTTGTCTGCAACAGCAGTCTTGAGTCCAGGAGCAGCAATTGTGAAAGAGCCGCCAGACAGAGCACTGGTCACGAGATAC